ACCTATTACAAAGGCCAGGTGGCCGATGTCCCGCCCGAGATAGCCAGGCAGTGGGTGAGCAAGGGACGGGCTTTGTCGCTCGAACCGGTTAAGACTGTCAAAGCTGAGGTTAAACCGACAGAACACAAGAAACGCGGGAGATCGAAGAAGAAATGATCACCATCCGTTATAAGTCAGTCGTAATCAACGGCCTGGACCGGACAAACAAAGTTGAAACCCTGCCCGATGCCGAGGCCCTGCAGCTGGTGAGAATGGGTTATGCCGAGATCGTCCGGGAGAACGCTTCCATAAGGCCGCCGGAGACTAGGGCGACAGAACCAGAAACCAAAAGCAGAGATGAAGCCCCGAACAAAAAGAGAGTTAAGAAATGGGGTTAAAGCAGACGGTTGCCCCGGCAGTTGAACCCATCAGTTTGACTGAAGGGAAGCTTCATTTGAGGATTGATACAACGGCCGAGGACAGCCTGATAACATCTCTGATAAAGACCGCCCGGCAGTATTGTGAGAATTACCAGCGCAGGGCATACATCACCCAGACATGGGAGCTTTGGCTGGATAGCTTTCCGGACATAGATATTATCGATGTCCCTCTGCCCCCTTTGCAGTCCGTAACCTCGATCAAGTATTACGATACCGCAAATGTTGCTCACACCTTGGCCTTAAGTGAGTATTTCGTGGACAGCAAGTCACAGCCCGGGCGGGTGTCATTAGCCTATGGCAAATCCTGGCCTGCGGACACGCTGCGTCCGACTAATGGTGTTTGCATCACCTTCGTTGCAGGGTATGGATCAGCAGCGTCCGCCGTGCCCGCGACGGCCTGTTACGCCATCTTGCTGCTGATGGGCCACTATTACGAGAACAGGGAAGCGGCAAGCTCCACTCAAGTCTACCAGGCACCGCTGAGTGTTGACGCCTTGCTCTGGCAGGAGCGGTGCTTCTAAATGAAGATCGGCTTACTTCGCCACAGGGTCATTATCGAAAAGCCGACGCAGGGCAAGAACGCCATCGACGAGGTTGTCTCGACATGGAGCACGTTCTGCACCGTATGGGCAGCTGTAGAGCCGGCGGCCGGCAACGTCTATTATACGGCCAAACAGCTGGATGCCAGGGTAGATGGCCGTGTCAGGATACGCTACCGAGGCGACCTGGATCCGACCATGCGCATCAAGTTCGGGGGCAGGATACTCAGCATCGTGTCCATCGTACACCCCAAGGAAAACCAAAAGGAACTGCACTTAATGTACGCGGAGAGTTTGGACTGATGGATATCAATATTGAAATCCAGGGCAAAGAAGCGTTTGAAAAAACCCTTTTAGCCCTGGCCAAATCTTTACCTAACAATAAAGTCGAGCCCCTGATGCTGGAGGGTGCCAAGGTAATTGCCGCCGTTGCTAAAGCCAAAGCACCTCAGGGTCCCACCGGCAAGCTGAAGAAAGCGGTCAAGGCCAAGCTGTTGAAGCAGATCAGCAACTACCCTCGCTCTGCCGCGGCAGCAGTGGACCGCAAGATTGCTCCCCATGCCTACATTATCGAGTATGGGACGAAGCCGCGCTACCAGAAGTCGGGGCGATACACCGGCATTGGCTCAGCCCAGCCTTTCTTCCGGCCTGCCGTGGATACAAACAAGGGACGGATACAAGACGAGGTAATAACGAAACTCGGCAACTTGATAGACAGTGCAATGAAATGATTATTGAAAATGCCATACACATTCACCTGCTGGCACAAACCGGACTGACCGCCTTGATAGGCCAGAAACTCTACTATGTTACAGCCCCGCAAACCGTTGTTGCGCCGTATGTTGTTTTTTTCAAGGTATCTGCTGTGCCTGAGTACTGCCTGACAGGGCATTGCGGTTTGATAAATGCCCGCTTTCAATTTTCGATCTTTGCCGATACCTATCATGAAACAAAACTGATTTCCCGGCAGATTCAACTTGCCCTGCAAGACAAGTGCAACCAGGTGATCGGCGGGGTGGGTGGTGTGAATGTGAGCGTACAGTTTGAGAATGAGCAAGATCTATTTGAGTCCGGGACATTTCATTGTCCCGTTGAATATTTCATCCAATACAACGAATAGGAGGGCACCATGACCACATCAGCAATTATGGCCCAGGGCGTGGTTCTCGAAAGAGAAGGCGTCGCGATTGCGGAGATCACCAAGATCTCACCGCAGTCAAACAAACAGGACACTGTCGATGTTACCACTCTTTCCAGCGTGGGTAATTACAGGGAATTCATTGCAGGCTGGAAAGATGCCGGTGAACTTCAGATAGAAGGCAACTTCGTGGCTGGTGATGTTGCCGGCCAGCAAGCAGTATTTGCCGACTTCGAGGCCGGCACCGTTTCGAGCTACGTGCTGACTTTCCCGACTGCAATCACGGCGACCCTGACCTTCTCTGCCCTGGTAACGGAATTCGGCATCGGCGGTTTTGCCGTGGGCGACAAGGTCCCGTTCAACGCCACGTTGAAAATCTCCGGTGCGTCGACGCTGGCCATTAGCGCTTCAGACGGTTTAACCACGCCGTTCTTTGCCATATCGGAGAGCGCCGTTATCTCACCAGCTCCCTCTGCGACCAAGTATGACTATATCGCCACGGTACTAACCGCTGTTACTTCGGTAACCGTGACACCAACCGGCGGCGGCGTTCTTACAGTGCAGGGCTCAACAGTAGCAACCGGAGAGGCGTCAACCGCCATTACCCTCGGTGCCGCCGGCACGATCAAGGACATCGTGATAACCCAAAAGAACACCGGTAAGGTAGCCAAAACATACCGCATAAAGTTATTCAGAGCAGCGTCATAAAACAGGAGCCCTATGGAAACTATTCCGATAATGTTAGACAAGCAAAGGAACCTTAAATGGACCATGGGCGGCATGGAGAAATTTCAGGAGGTCACGGGGATCGATATCCTATCAGGTGATGCCGACCCGAGTAAGTTCACTCAAAAGGAAATAGTGCCGTTCCTGTGGGCTTGTTTGCTGTGGGAGGACAGGTCGTTAAAACTGGACGACCTGAAATACCTGGTTGATATCGAGGTAATGACAGAGTTCATTCAGTTATTGCCCAGGATAATGAGCGCTGCCATGCCCAAAGGTGAGGAAAACCCGGACCCAAACCCGCAGAGCCTCTCGATTGGCTGACCGTTTGGGCTATCGGGAGGTATGACCTCAACCTATCGGAGGATGATCTCTGGGCGCTGACTTTCAAAGAGTTCGCTGCACTGCTCAAGAGGCACGCCTTGACCATTGAACGCGAGGACTACCACGCCGGGCTGATCTGCGCCGTGCTGGCAAACATTAACCGCGATCACAAGAGGTCAAAGGTTTTCACGCCCCAGGATTTCATGCCCGGTAGCCGGCCCAAAGAAAGCAAGACACAATCCCCCGAGGAGATGTTCGGGATAATAAACCTGATTTACGGAGCACCTGATGGCAACTGAAAAAGCATTAGTATTCATACTAAGAGCGAATGTCGTCGATTTTAACAAGAAGCTTGGCGACGTCGAGCGTAACTTCAAAAGGACGTTCGGCAATATCAGCAAGGAACTGCAAAATATCTCCAAGATTTCCTTCGGTATCGGTGCGGCCATTGTGGCTCCTCTGGCCTTGGCCTTCAAAGACTCTGCACAGTATGGTGAGGATATTGATAACCTGTCTAAAAAGATAGGATTCAATATAGAGCAGACTCAACGCTGGGCGAATATGATGAAGGTGTCCGGCGGCAGTGGCGATGATTTAACCGTTATGGTTAAGAAATTGAGCGCTGCCTATGATGCCGCCGTATCAGGGACAGTTAAAGCATCAGAGGCAACAGATGGATTGGGAGACGACCTTGATAGCGCGGTAATTGGCAGCGATAAGGCGTCAAAGGCCTTTGCCAAGTTGAATATAAACCTTGAGGACTTCGGGAGGTTGGATACTGAGGGACGGTTGCGGGCAATATTCGTTGCACTGTCCAAGATAACGGATAAGAACGAGCAGCAAACAATCGTGGGTGCCCTGCTGGGCAAGGGTGGGCAAAAGGCGCTTATTGCCGCCTCCGGTGACGTAGAGGCGTTTCTGGCCAAGATGAATGTAATGAGCCAAGAAACGATAGACAAACTGAAAGCAGCGAAAGAATCAATGGAGTTATTTGAGATATCGTGGCGCAACCTGGTAGGAACTATGGTTGCTGCTACCTTTGGTGGAGATGCAACAAAGGGGATCGAAACCTTGACTGAAAAACTCAATGAGTTTTCCAAGTGGGTTACAGAACACCCTGATGATGCCAAGGCGATAACCAATATCGCTATTGCGGTTGCAGGACTGGCTATTGCTATCGGGACATTGGCTGGCGTGGCCTTCACTATTGTGCAGGTGGCAGGGGCTATTGGAATTTTGAAAGTAGCCTTTGCTGGAATTGCTACGGCGTTGGCAGGTGGCGGTTGGAGCGGTGCGATAGCCATAGCACTGGGTTCAATAGGTGGCGCGTTGCAAACTGCTGGGTCGGCCATTGCAATGGCGGTTGCTGGGATTGGACTTGGTTTAATAGCAGCATTTGCCGCCGCTTTTATTGGAGTGGGCTTTGCTGTTTGGGCGGTTGTTACTAATTGGGACGTGCTCAAAGTAGCGAATTGGGGATTATTCTTTCAACAAATCGGTGACATCATATTGGGTAATTTCAACATTGCCCTCAATAACGTAAGGATAGCCTTTATGGCGGCCCAGCAATGGGTGATAAGCGCATGGCAAGCCGTCGTGACCTGGTTCCAAGGGCTGCCGGCTGCAATCGGCGCGGCGGTTGCTGGTGTGTGGCATTGGCTGACGCAGCCGTTCGTTGATGCCTGGGCTGAAATCCAGCGGGTTGCCAATCAAATCAAGACAGCCTGGGACAATCTATTCAATGGTGGCGGCGGCACCATAACAGTCACGGCGACCGGCAAGAACATAGCGACTGCAACTGGTGGGATATTCAATAGCCCCACATTGCGCTTGATCGGCGAAGCAGGGCCGGAAGCAGTGATCCCCCTGGGCAGGCTCGCATCAGTAACACCCCAGGGAGGTAATACCACTGTAAATATCTCAGCCGGGGCCTTCATGGGTTCCAGAGAGGATGCTCGCAGCTTTGCCCGAATGATACAGGAGGTCATGCGTAACGAAAACAATACCCGCACTTATGGACGGTTAGTATGACGGCACCATTACCGCCCGTATTAGTTTCGCCGATTGGAGGCGCTCACGCCGATACTACGACGGTGACGATTACATGGCTGGCTTCCGAAAATGCGGACGATTATTACCTGTCGGTTAATACCGCTGCGGATTTCAATGGGACGTGGCTATTCAATGCTGACCTCGGAGACGTATTAACCTATGACGTTCCAGATTTGCCCAATACGGGGATTACCTTATACTGGCGCGTTCAACCGCAAAACCTTGGAACTGAGGAATGGGGCGAGGCATCAGAGGTCGGCCAGTTTATTAACGGGGAATTGTCGGCACCTGCCGCGCCCGTATTAGATTCACCGCTATACGGGATTGACGTTTTCGGAACTACCATCAGTTTCACATGGGAAGCATCAGAATTTGCGACAGAGTATTTCATTGATGTAAATTCTGCCGAGGATTTCAACGGTGACGTCATTTGGTATAACGAGAGCACCAACGGGGCTCCATATTATGATGCCACGGGATTTGACGCCGCAGGAACAACTTATTACTGGCGTGTTCGGGCATGGAATGACGCTGGGTATAGCGAATATTCAGAGGTCGGCAGTTTTGTCAACGCTGCGGAGGTGGTGGAAACACCTTGGACGGGCTGTACGATATTGGTTGATTGGGATGGTGACTCTTGGTGCGAGGACGACGTTACTGCAGACGTAATGACTTTCACTTTTACCCGTGGGCGTGATGCAGAACTTGGGAGGACACAGGCTGGGACGTGCGAAATGCGACTCAGGAATGAGGACGGCAGATATTCCCCTGATAATCAAGCGTCACCGCTCTATGGGCTCATACTCCCCGGACGAATGGTGCAGGCCAAGTACACAGGACTATCCGGTGACGTTTACCTATTCACCGGATTTATAAATGAATTGCGGCCCAATCCAAGACTTGACGAGCAGAATTGCTATATCTACGCCGTTGATGGTATGGACGCGCTCTCAAGGGGCGCAGCCAATGTCGCATTGCAGGATAACCGGCACTCAGGAGAGATAATTGGCGATATACTGGACGATGCCGGCTGGGGTTATGGGCGAACCATAGACACAGGGGAATACAATCATCCGTGGGTATCCGTGAGCGGCATATCGGTGCTTGAAGCCATTAACCAATTAGAGGCGCTGGAATATGGCGCGAGGTGCTTTATTGACGGGCAGGGTAACTTTGTTTGGCAGGACTCACTCTATCGCAAATCAATCCTCTCAACATTGCTTGTTGATAATACCAATACGCATATTGAGAGTACCTTCAATCTATTGAACGTCCTCAATGAGATAACCTGCGAATTCACACCGAATGCTGAATTGCAACCTGACCAGGTAATCTATGAGTTACAGAATCCTCTTGCAGTATATCCACCCTATATCGTGCATACCCAAAGCCCCGGAGGCTGGGACTATCCGGTTGACCGGCCCGTAACTTTATACTGTCACTATCAGTATCCCTGCAAAAATGCCACGTTTATCTGGGCTGACCTCAACTATTATGATGCTAACACGGAACCGGACGGCTCAGGCATCGAGGTTCCACACTGGGTAACTGTTGACCCCTCGTTCACCGCAACGAGCGCCACGATGATAATTAATAATACGGGGGGATGGTAATGGGAATCTGGTATACGAGAGCCGGTTCCACCGGGAGGCTTAATGCCGCAGGATTATTTCGCGCCGGACAGTGACTACTATATTCAGGCGTGGTTTGCACTCGCTAATAATCAATTTACACCACCCGATTATTTGACCTGGGAGGAGATGTGGGGTGCCGATGGGGCGAGAGTCGGCGGAGGTTGGAGTCAAGGTGTTGAAATGCACACCTTGTACAATCGGATCGGTGCAAATTGGTTAGTCTGGGCGCTTGATAGACTTGGAGCTACCTTTAACACCGCCTCGTTAAATTCAGTGAATAAAACCATAACGGGCGCTAAACTGCGTATATATGTTTCGGGCCAGGGCACATATCATAGATTAAATGATTATGGACAGGAGGAAATGGTTGGTGACTGCCCGGCGGTAGCAGTGGTAAGTGCGCCGGATATATATTGGCCGCATATAAAACAAGATTACGGTTACCTTAGAACGTGTAATGATGTCCTTGGATATTTCCCGCTGACCGTATTGCCTATCCCAACTACCATTGGATTGAAGCCGTACTGGATATCGCCTGCATATTCAATGCCTCCAATTTCAGAACCGGGCTCGGTATCCGGTTTCAAAATGATATAGATGGTGCTTCCCCGCCGGAACAGATTAGATATGCTCTAAGCTGGCCGGGTTGGCAAAATATGGGGATGCAGCTTATCGTTACTTACGATACTCCGCTGAACATCGGCGGCGTTGGTAAGATAATCACGCTGCCGGCCACGGATATCACCAGTAACAGTGCAGTTCTCCATGGTAATAATTCCAACGGTGCCGCCGATTGTTATTTTAGTGCGGATACCGGAGACACTACCCCTGAAAATACAAGTGGTGATTTTTCAATAGAGATAACTGGCCTTGAGCCAGGAACTGAATACTGGTATGCAGCAGTCGGATCACTAAACAATGGTGAAATCCAGGAATATGGCGAATGGTTATCTTTTACAACTCTTGGCGGTATCATCACTCTCCCCGCTACTGACCTTGACTGGTTTAGAAAGTCGGCCACGCTTAACGGCGAAAGCACGGGCATGGCGCAAGTCTATTTCAAGTTTGATATTAATGAATACATGGGCATAAACTCAGTTATCATTCCAGCTTCCGGCTCATTCTCAGTCTATATGCACAATGTTTATCAGAATCGCACCTACTATTTCCAAGCCGTTGGTATCGACTCGAATGGTAATAAATACTATGGGGAAGTATTGACGTTTGAACTCACGCAGACCGAGGCGGCACCTGCTTACGTCACCAAGCTCATTATCCGAGGCCAGCCGTTAGTACCTCTCGAAACCATGAC